AATCCTAATTTATATTCTTATACTGCTACAAACATTCCAATGAGTGATTACCAAAATACTTTTAACCCAAGTGATCTTCCTGAAGCCTCAAAAAGAGGAATTAGTGGAAGTGGTTATAATAGTTTTCTAGATCAACTAAAAGATATGTCTGCCGCTATTAAAGGTGATCCTGCTGCAAATGTTAGAATGACTCTTGGTAGATTTAACACAAATATAGATCCTACAAATATATCTGGAGGTATTACTGATAAATATAATTTTGCACAAGGAACTTTAGGTTGGACTGGAGCAACACCTTATGACATTAGTTTTAGTTTACCACAAAGTTTTGTTCAAGAGATTGTAAATAATCCTAATTATCAAGCTACTACTAAATATGATGATCAAGGAAGAAAATTAGTTTCAGAATCTATGGTTAATAATATTTTTAATAATGAAGCTTATAATGGAGAACAATTAAAAGCTGCATTTGGGGATAACGTTTCTTTTGTTAGTGATGATTATTATAATTCTGCTCCAAACTTTAATGCTGATGTTTTACGTGAAGAAGAAGATGCTCAATATAATTTACCTCAAAAAAATATGTTACAAAATTTAAAAGATTATTTACCTTTTATTGGAGATAAATCTATAACAGGTATGCTTACAAGAGGGATAGGACAATTTTTTAATAATATTGGAGATAGAATTCCAAGTACTCCACAATACCAACGATATACTCCTGGATATAATTATGGAAACTTAAATCCAAATTTAATTGATGATTTTTATGATCCTGCTACAGGACTCAATAGATTTGATAGAGCAAAAACTTTATTTGGACAATCTAGAACTCTATCAGAATTTCTTTCTAAAAGAAGAGAAAGAGCAGCAGCTGAAGCAGACCTTATACAAAGAAGAGAGATAGAAAGAAAACTAGAGAGAGAAAAAGCTTTGGCTAGAAATACTTCTTCAAATATTGATTATGGTGGATTTGTAAGTGGTGGTGGAACACATAGTTCAGATAGTTCTTTTACTGGTCACTCTTCTGCAACAGGTGGTGGAATGGGTCAATCAGGTTGGGGAGGGCCAAGAGCAGATGGAGGTTTTATTGGTCAATATTCTAATGGTGGTCTTGCTACAATGTTTAGGAGAAAACAATGAACATAGAATACAATGATGTTATAGGAGCTTTTGTTAATACAGCAAATAATCAACCTGTTACTCAAGCAGAATTATTACAATGGGCTGCGGAAAATCCAATGCCTCTTAATGAACCTAAAAAATCAAACTCTGATTTAATGAATAGTCTGATAGATAGTTTGACAGTTAAAGAAACACCTGATACTACTCAAGTAGGTGTTGAAACAATTACAGAGAGAGGATAGAATACCCCATGGCTGAAATAGAAAAATCATTGTCTGATACAAAGACAACTGTTGCCCTTCCGGGAGAAGTAGAAATCGAAGAAGCAATTAAAGAAAAAGTTGAAGAAGTTCAAACTGAATCTGGTCCAGTTGAAATTGAAATGGATGAAGAAGGTGGAGCTCAAGTTTCTTTTGATCCAGCAGTAGCTAGTCAAGAAGGTGGTGAAGATCATTTTGAAAACCTTGCAGAATTTTTAAGTGATTCAGTTTTAGAACCATTAGGAAATGAATTATTTGATCAATACACTGAATACAAAGAATCAAGATCAGATTGGGAAGATTCATACAGAGAAGGTTTAGATTTATTAGGTTTCAAATATCAAAGAAGAACAGAACCATTTAGAGGTGCATCAGGTGTTAATCACCCTGTACTTGCTGAAGCGGTTACACAATTTCAATCACAAGCTTACAAAGAATTATTACCAGCTGAAGGTCCAGTTAGAACTCAAATTTTAGGAGACATAACTTCTGAAAAACAAGACCAAGCTAATAGAGTTAAAGATTTTATGAATTATCAAATTATGGATCAGATGAAAGAATATGAACCAGAGTTTGATCAAATGCTTTTTTATCTACCCCTGTCCGGCTCTACATTCAAGAAAGTTTATTATGACGATCTTTTAGGTAGAGCCGTTTCCAAATTTATTCCTGCGGAAGATTTAATCGTACCTTACTCTGCAAACTCATTAGATGATGCAGAAGCAATCGTTCACGTTATTAGAATTTCTGAAAATGAATTACGTAAACAACAAGTTAGTGGTTTCTATAGAGATATAGATTTAGGCAAACCTCCTGTTACTGAAAATCAATTAGCAGATAAAAAATTAGAATTAGAAGGAATCAATAAAGATGGACAACAAGATCAATATACACTTTATGAAATACACACTGATTTAGATTTAGAAGGTTATGAAGATGTTGGAGAAGATGGAGAACCTACTGGAATTAAATTACCTTACGTAATAACTATTGCGGAAGCTAATCAAAAAATATTATCCATTAGAAGAAATTATAGAGCAGAAGATCCTACAAAGAAAAAAATTCAATACTTTGTACAATTTAAATTTTTACCAGGCACAGGTTTCTATGGCTTTGGTTTAATTCATATGATCGGTGGTTTAACTAGAACTGCTACTGCTGCGTTAAGACAATTATTAGATGCTGGTACTTTAGCTAATTTACCTGCTGGATTTAAATCTAGAGGAATAAGAATTAGAGATGATGCTCAACCATTACAACCTGGAGAGTTTAGAGATGTCGACGCTCCGGGAGGAAACATCAAAGATCAGTTTATGACTTTACCATTTAAAGGCCCAGACCAAACATTACTTCAATTAATGGGTATTGTGGTTCAAGCAGGTCAACGATTCGCGAGCATCGCTGATATGCAAGTGGGTGATATGAATCAATCCGCGGCTGTTGGTACGACGGTAGCGTTATTGGAACGTGGATCGCGGGTAATGTCAGCCATTCACAAAAGATTATACGTAGGACTTAAACAAGAATTTAAATTATTAGCAGAAGTATTTAAAACTTACTTACCACCTGTTTATCCATACGATGTACCAGGAGCTTCTAGAGAAGTTAAGATTCAAGATTTTGATGAAAGAATTGATGTATTACCTGTAGCTGATCCAAACATATTCTCTCAAACACAAAGAATATCAATGGCACAAACTCAATTACAATTAGCACAATCAAATCCACAAATTCATAATTTGTATCAAGCTTATAGATCTATGTATGAAGCGATTGGTGTAAAAAATATAAATTCTATTCTACCACCACCAGAACAACCAATGCCAATGGATCCAAGTTTAGAACATATCTTATCCATATCAGCAAAACCGTTCCAAGCTTTCCCTGGTCAAGATCATAAAGCGCACATTGATGCACATTTAAATTTCATGAGATTAAATATGGTACAAAATAATCCAATGGCTATGGCTTCATTACAAAAAAATATTTTAGAACACATTTCTTTGATGGCTCAAGAGCAAGTTCAACTAGAATTCATGAATGAAGTTAGAGAATTACAAACTTTATCTCAACAATTAGGACCAATGATGCAAAATCAACAAGCGATGATGCAAAATCCTATGTTAATGAGAGCACAACAACGTGTTCAACAAATTACAAATCTAATTGAAGCTAGAAAATCAGTCTTGATTGCAGAAATGACTGAAGATTTTGCTAAAGAAGAAGAAAAAATCATGGGTGAGTATGGTGGAGATCCTTTATTAAGATTAAAAGGCAGAGAATTAGACTTAAGAGCTCAAGAAAATCAAAGAAAAGAAGAAGAAGGTAAGGAAAGATTGAACATAGACAAGATGAAAGCTATGATGAACAAGGAAATCCAGGAAGAAAAGCTAGAACAGAACGAAGAACTAGCTGGATTACGTGCAGGAGTATCTTTAGCAAAACAACAAATGTCAGATGCTAGCAAAATTCACGATTTTGGTAGAAATTTTGGTAAAAAATAGTTATAATAATTTAATAAGGAGATAAATATGAGCAAAGATTGGATGAGAGGTCAAGCTTACGTTAAAGCACCTAAAATTGAAAAATGTTTAGGCGTTGGTAAGGATGGCTATCAAACAGGCGGGATTACTATTGAAGCTACTAATGCTAACGAAACACAAGAAGTTGACGTTAGAGGAACTAAAAGAATTAGAGCAGAAAAGAAACCTGTTAAAGCTAAATGGTTCTAATTATTAATTCTAAATAATTAAAAATATGTTCCCTTGGTCGTTAATTGGCACAGCATTAAAAACTGGATCTGAAATTTATAAAAACAGATCTGCTACAAAGATTGCTATGTCCGAAGCTCAATTAATTCATGCAGAAAAAATGAAGCGTGGAGAAATTGAATACAGTGGAAAAATAATTGAAAATCAAAAAGGAGACTGGAAAGACGAGTTCGTGCTTTTGGTACTCTCTAGCCCACTTTTTTTATTGGCATGGTCTGTGTTTGCAGAAGATGAAAAGATGCAACAAAAGATTGACTTGTACTTTGAAAAATTACAAGATATGCCCTGGTGGATTGTCGGATTATGGGTTTCAGTAGTGGCCGCAATTTACGGAATAAAAGCTACTGATATTATTAACACTAAAAACGGAGGAAAAAAATGAGAAACGATTACGGAATAAGATCTGATGTTAGGTTTTCTAAAGGCGGAAAAGTTAGCAAAAAAGGTAAGATGTCTAAATCTTCTATGAAGTCTGTAAAAAAATTAGACGACAAAAAAATGAACAAGAAGAAATAATTTTATGAAAAATAAAGCTCAATCAAAAATTAAAAAAGTTATGAAAGAGTACAAAGCAGGAAAACTTTCTATTGGTAAATCAAGTAAAAAAGTAAAAAATAGAAAGCAAGCAATTGCTATTGCTTTATCAGAAGCAGGAAAGAGTAAAAGGAAATAAAATGAAAAAAATAAATAAAAAAGAAAATCCAGGTTTAGCAAAATTACCAGAATCTGTTAGAAACAAAATGGGTTATATGGCTAAAGGTGGAAAAGTTAAAAAATCTAAAAAGAAAAAATAATGGCAAAACTTTGTCCAAGAGGAAAGGCAGCAGCAAAAAGAAAATTCAAGGTATACCCAAGTGCGTATGCCAATATGTATGCCTCTGCAGTTTGCTCTGGGAAAGTAACACCAGGTGGAAAAAAAAGAAAAAATATGGCAAATGGAGGACTCGCAAAAAGAGGAAAGGGTTGCGAAATTAGATAATGGGTTTAAGAAAATGGGTAGCAGAGAAATGGGTAGACATTGGAGCACCGAAGAAGAACGGAAAGTATCAACCTTGCGGGAGAAGCAAGGGAGAGAAAAGAGCATATCCAAAATGCGTACCACTTGCAAAAGCCACACGGATGACAAGTTCGCAAAAGGCGAGTGCTGTCAAACGAAAACGTGCAGCAGGAAATAGAGGACCTAAACCAACTAACGTTTCTACATTTGCAAAACGTAAAAGAATGGCTTACGGAGGATTAGTATGATAGCTAGACGAGGATTAGGTAGAGCTTATTTAGCAAAAGGCGGTACACCTGCGTGGCAAAGAAAAGAAGGTAAATCTGAATCAGGTGGATTAAATAAAAAAGGAATTGCATCTTATAGAAGAGCAAATCCTGGTTCAAAACTTTCAATGGCTGTAACTACCAAGCCATCGAAATTAAAAAAAGG